AAAATTAGTGATTCTGAATGTTGTTGAATTAGTTGTACTCCCACCGGGAATCGAACCCGGATCAAAGGTTTAGGAAACTTATAATCCAAGTCTGATTTTCAGCGAGATGCACCGTTTTACTTCTATTTTGTAGAATTATTGTGGAATTTCTGTAAAAACCACACTTCTACTTACTCTGTTTTCGCCACAAAGGTAGTGCAAATTTTTCAGAATAAAGAATAAAAAAGTGCCGACTTCTCAGCCGACACTTCCCAACTTAACTAAAAACAATCTAAACCTTAAAAGAACCTACTTCAATTCTATGTATTCTGTATAGGTGATTTTGGTGTGCGGATTGGTGCTTGTTATTTCCTGTCGTATGGCTTTTGTACCCCAACGGAAAAACAAGAATTTCTTAGGCACACGGTGGACTATCTGAATGAGGGTGTCCTGTGATACCACATTGAGCGACACATCACGCCCTTTGAGTTCACCAAGTATATTTACCCACGCATCATGCCAACTGAAAGCCTTGAGGGTATCAACAGCACCATCACGATACACAATGCTGTCACGGACTTGTGTAATCACCTTTACCTCTGTTTCGGTTGCAGTGGTCATTGCGGATTGCAACCGCTTAACCTTTACCCCCAATTCTTCTGCTGTCTGGCACACTTGCTTGTAGTTGGCTTTCAGTTCGGAGTTGGTAAGTTCCAACTTTTGAACACTTACTGCTGACTTGCCAGCCTCTGTTTTATAATAGGTGGCTTTCTGCATCAATGCCGTTTGGTTGGCTGTCAGCCTGTCGTTGTCAGCTCGTAGTGCCTTGTTATGGATATACAGAGCCGAACACAGACAGACCAACACCACCATAGCAATAGTTACCCACCTTTTCATTTCGCCACATTGTTAATGTAGTCAATGATACCCTCAACGTGGAGTGTGGTTATTGCAGTCTTGCCCTCTTCCAAAAGCAAGAAGTCCACATCTTCTTTGTTGTCTTGGAATAGGTTTTCCGTCAGAACTGCGGGGCAAAGCGTATCACGGCAAATGGCAAGGTTCTGTATGATGTACTTTTCGTTAGGCACAGCACGGTTTCCTTTCAAGCCAAGCTCAATAGCCTTGTTCCACAGACAGGCAGCAAGTCGTTTGCTGTTGGCAGAGGCATTAAGTCCGACATGAGCGGTAAAGCCTCTTGCACTATACCACTTGCCATCACTGCCCACGGCATTGTTGTGAATACTCACCACAAGGACATTTTTAGAGCCGACCTTGCGGCATATCTCGTTTACTCGCTTGCAACGAATGGATAGCGAAATGTCAAATTCTTCTGGCACTATACGCTCAACATCGTAGCCTTTACACTTGAGGCATTTCTCCACACGCTTTGCTATCTCCCTTGCATAAGCGTATTCACGCAAACGACCATCGGGCGATTGCTTGCCCGTGGTGTTCACTCCATGCCCATTGTCGATTAAAATTTTAACCATAATATATAATCTGCTTAAAATGTTGTAGAAATCTGCATATAATTTTACGCAAAAGTTGTATTTATGCGTTCAGCCGTTGGTAGAAGTCCGTTTTGATGTTGTCGTAGGCGAGCTTTACGTTTGTGTAGGCACGGGCATTGTTCGCTCCATCCTCATTGTAAATCTCATTCTCCACGACCTTTGCCACATCCTCAACCCAATCAGTGTTGCAATACTCCGATATTGGCTTGCCCCTGTATGTGAATGGGTCAAAACGACTGTTGCGGTCATTGTGGATAACCATTAAAGACTTGCGTATCTTCAAGGCTGTTGCCTCATGGTCTATGATGTGGTTTTCCTCACGCACTCGTTTGACAAGCCTACAAACTTGCTCAATGGATAGGTCAAAGGCAAAGCCTGTAAGGTTGCGTATTCTTAGCTGTGTTTCTGTACGCAATCCCTCGGAAATGTCCTGTAACATATCATTCTGTGCGTTGGTAGTCTTGGCGAGTTCCTGTAAGCTCTCCTTGTTGTCTTGCATCATCTGGTTTATGATAGACTTGAACCATTGGAATATCGCCACCATCATTGCAGCCGACAACACCAAGAAGAAAGCAGCCGTAACCGCCATCATTCCAAAGTCGCTTATACCGTGTGCAACGGTAGTTACATCTATCGTGTTCATCGGCTTCTCCTGTTTTTAGTACGCTTATAGAAGTCAAAGTTTTCTTTATCTTCCTTGGTTATCTCACTGTTTGGCGAGAACACACGAAAACCGTACATATTGCCATAACTCACAACCTTAATGATTGCACGGAACGGATAATGTCGCTTGGGATTGCAAAACACCTCTTTCAGTTTCTTGCTGTCCGTGAAGAAAGCAGACCGATTGTAACCCTCCCCATAAGCGACAAGTGTACGGTCGCCATTTTCGGTTGCTCTGTTCTGCCAACCAGTGAACACCATTATCTGATTGACAACCGCATCCACAGATGTAAACTCACAATCGAAAAGGTCGCTGTTCTCGTTGGGGTCTTCAATGAAATCTTCTATCTCGTTCATAAGTCCATAGGAATGTTAAGGGTTTCACAATCGCTGTCTATCATCGTGCGGATTGCCAGACGGTCTTTCAAGAAATCCTCATAAGGTTTCTTTGCGGATTCATCCATCAAGCCAAGCGTAGCACTCTGATACTCGTTCACCAACTTGCTTTCGGTCTTAGCCGGGTACTTTGCAGTGATTAACGTGCTGAAAATGTTATCGGCTGTCTTGGGATATTCCACACGGAGGCTGTCGTACTGCCACATCTTGCCTGTCGGAGTTTCCCCCTCCTTGACTATGTGCGTACCGCCCATTTCGTCTGCTACTACATCCACTTCTTTTATGTTGTGATTGTAGAGAAATGTTCCCTGTCCGTTGTTGTAAGGGTCTATCACTTGCGGACGCTGTTCTGACAAAAGACCCATTGATAAAATGCTTGTGTCCATAGTTTGTAATTTTATTAAAGACATTCTTTTTGTGTACCTCGCTACATCTGCTTATCCAACCATATTCAGACGAAAAGAGGTGCTTTATATCACTCTCATCTTTAATAGGACATTTCTTAGCGATAATGGATGCCTTGCGGTAGAACTTCAACAATATGCTTTTTCTAAGCAATACGTTGTAATGGTTCTGCAAAAAGCCGACATAATCAATGCCTCTATCATCAACGGGGAATATCTGCCAATTTGCCTTATACTCCACTTTCAGCTCGGCAGCGAGATACAAGCCTGTCATGTCAAGCACATAGTGCAGTGCTTCCTTGCTCTCGCACAGGAAAACCATATCATCCATATAGCGGAAATAATACAGTTTCACTCCAAATCTGCGTAGGATGTAAGGTGCCAGAACTTCCTTAACCCAATGGTCAAAGAAAGCCAGATACAAGTTGGCTAAGTATTGGCTTGTGTAGTTCCCTATCGGCAACCCCTTGTCTTTACCGTTACTGTCAATTATCTTATCTAACAGGCGCAACATCTGAATATCCGCTATCGTGTACCTTATCACAATCTTCAATGCGGCATGGTCAATGTTATCATAGAACTTGCGGATGTCCGTTTTCAGACAATAGCGTGTTCCTTTCTTATCACGCATAAGCGCACTGCGCACATCAAGCATACACTTGTGTACACCACGCCCTTTGATGCAAGCGTAAGTGTTTTCAATGAATAGATGCGTCCAATGCTCGCCCAACACGTTTATCACGCAATGGTGAATGATGCGGTCGGGAAAGAAGGGGCAATCATCAAGACACGTTCCTTGGGGTCATGTATCTTTCTTTCCTTATACTTGCCGGGTACATACGTTTCATACGCCAACATTTCATACAATTCATCAAGCCTTTCGCAAATATGCTCATTGAAATCGTTAATCTCGCTGCGTTCACCTTTGCCGTGCTGTGCGTTGTATTGAGCCAGACACAAGTTTTCGTTTGTGTAGAGCAAGTGATATACGTTCTTCAACTTCTTACTTGGAGAACAAGCCAGCTTGCCTGTATCGCCAATGTAAAGACCGCAATCCTCAAAGTCGGAGTATTGATACAAATATGTATTTGCGTTCATCTACTATATGTGCCGTTAGTCTAATACAGAGCTTTCAATTTTCTTACTCGCACCGTGTTAATCACTATTTTTCTACCAAGAGGTAAAGTGTCGGCAGCTTCAGTATCTTATTTCTCAATTGAAACCAAACGGTAAAAGCGGAAGCCACTGTTCGCATTCGAGTTCGAGGAACGATTATTCGCATTCAGATAACCGAAACCCGCATTCGCACCATTATTCGCATTAGCAGACAGGAGGCAACCCCAAACTACCGACACTTAAAATATTTTGTTTTAATATTTCCTGTTTATTCTCTCACTCACTTTGCCCCGATTTTCGTTGCGCCGTGAACCGTTTTTGCAGTCTGTCAAAAACGGCACAAGCGGAAGCCACTGTACGCATGCGAGTACAAGGAACGACTATACGCATTCAGATAACCGAAACCCGCAGACGCACCACCAGACGCAATAGCAGACAGGAGGCAACCCCACCATCCACTTGCTGTTCTGCCCGGATGCCAGTAGTAATCACAAGCACCTTGATTGCTGCTACCACCTATTGCATCGGGGAAACAGATACCATTCGTTGAAATGGCGAAGTGTAGGATATAACCGCTATCACGGGGCAAATCACACATTTCTTCATAGCCATCGGGGACGGTTGTTGCGTTGTCTGAATGTGAGGTGAACTTTGTAGGGTCTTGGCACAGATAGGCAATACTACGACCGCCCTCTGTGTCGGGGATATGCCGTATCAGCACATCATCAGCCAACAGCCATAAATACTCAAACGGTGCTTCAAGTCCACGATAAGATGTTACATACACGGTCTTGTCGCCACCCGTCCAACCTTTGATTACATAAGGTATGCGTCCTGTATTGTTTCCGAGCGTTGCAGTAACTCCACAAGGCACGAATGGATTGTAACCACCCCATGTATTCCACTGACTACCATCAACAGCGGGACCACTACCCAAGCCGCCCTGTCTGAATCCGTCAGCAGTCAGCGTTTCGTTGTAAGTGTCTTGACAATGCAACGAAGCATATTCTATGCGTTGCAACCACGCAATTTCTGTATATACACGATACACGCCAAGGTGAGTGCCGTTTTTACAATAAGGTCGTGCGCCAGCCTTGCTGATAGATGTTCTTGGCATACCAAGCATGGAATGATAAGTACCATCCCAAGCGGAATTGGAACCGCTACCGCCACGGTAACGTGCGGCATTGTCAAGCATTTTCAAGATACCCTCTTCATCACGCAACAGTTCGCCAGAGCCATCCCATTGCAACCAACAACCAGACACGGCTGTATTGGTGTCACGGTCAATAGTTGCACACCAAGGCGAACAAGTCTTGCGTGACATCTTCACAAAACCAGGCAGAGGGTATTCCGATATGGCATATAGCCACTTTGTACCCTCAACCTCAAAACGACCGTAATATTCGGGGTTCTCCAACATCACGTTTCCATCCGTGCTGTCAATGGTAGCCTTTGCGCCCGAATCCTTTTTACGGCTGTCATTCTGATGCAAGTAGTATTTAACAGAGCCGTCCGCATTTTCAACGAAACGCCTCAGTTTCTTCTGAATTGGTAACGTGCGGTGCAAGTCAAGATTGCCAACTCTTGTGAGCTTGTAATCCTTACTTGTAAAGTCACCTTGCACACCGTACCACATATCGTAAGGATATTGCGGTTTAGTAGAGCCGCTGCCTAAAATAAGTCCCATACTCTTATACGATTTTGTTAGGTTGTTCACTCGCTCCCCAATATACCTCATACTTCTGCAAATCAATAGCGTTTGGGGAAATGTACGCTATCATTGCGGGTGTCCAATCGCCAATTGGCACAGGAAAGGCTCCACACTTTCTGTCACCTATAAGACGGCAGTCAAGCAGTGTGTCGCTCAACATCGTGTTTTCCTTGCTACGGACATACACGGAGAACGGCACACCGTCCAAAGAGAAGCCCTTGGAAAGGTCGGAAATACGACCCTTGGCTATAATTCTTACATCTTCCATATTTACTTGGTAAATCTACACTGCAAAGGTAGTAAAAATGCGTCTAAGAAACACACTTTAAGACATAAATCAGCAATATTTGGAGCATTTGCCCCAAAACACCGCCTAATATGGTGGCTAACAAGTCCAACCAATCCCATTTACCACCATAAGCTCTGTCCTTAAACTCCATGCCACAAGCCAATCCACCCACGAATAAGACCGTGAGTAGAAAGGCACAAGGAATGGCATAAAGAAAGTGCTTTTGTCTGTTACTTTCTGTAATCCAATTCATAATGCCATTAAATTTGTTAGGTTCGTTTCAAGCGCATTGATTTGCGCTCGTTTCTCATTTCTATCTTCGTGCAATGCCTTGATGTCATAAGGCAATTCTTCACCGACAAGGGAGGCTTCATAACACTTGATAACTTGATAATCTGTTTCTGACAATTCAGCTTTGATAGCGTCAATCTCACCCTGTATCTTTGTCGTGTTCACAACCTTTTCATAGTTGAACGAGATACGATTTCCATTGTCGTAAGGAACTAACCGAATGGTGTAATTATCATCATCGGATATAGTCTTACTTTCATCAATATCATCAACAGGCTTCCATTCAGAAGAAAGGTTCTGCACCTGTCCTTGCTCTACCTCCCTTGCTCTTAGAAAGCCATTCTCTATATATCCATACTTTGCCATAGCTTTATTGTTTTAGAACTTCCATCTTGATACTATCCAAGACTCTTTTTTTACACTATTAACATAGCCGATTGTGAAAACAAACATACCTCCTTGTCCCTCGCTAAATGCGTAATCCGTGTTTTCGGAAGAATCATCGTAAATATGATGCCCCGTCAATGGCTTAAATAGCAGCGAACCACTCCACCATTGCTTCACGAAAATTACCTGTCCTTCTTTGGGGTCTGATGGTAGATATACTGTTTCGGCATATCGTGAATAACCGATAACAAGACTATCATCACTACTTAGATATGATGAATGTCCAGACTTGCCATTTTCCGTAATACAAATTCGCCCCAGAGTAAGACCGCCAGCATACAAGTCGTAAAAGAAACCGCCATAAGCGGGTGCAGTACCGCTGTTATCCGCTCTGCCATAAACGCCAGCAACAATCGTTTCAACAGCATTTACCGCCCATTCTCGTTTTTTTACATTTGCGAATCCTAATCCAACTACTGCACCACGGTGGGTATATCCAGAGCTTAAAGGCATACCATCCGTACCAGCCATATTTGAATATACGCCCGTAGGGGATATATAAGATACTGACGAACTGTTTTTCTTAGAGCGTACTTCGACAGTACCATTATTTAGACTTGCCTTAATATTTGCACCATATACACCTTGGTATTCAGACATAACATTATCACCGCCATTATTCGATGTTTCAAGCAGTATTTCACCACCTTTCGCATCAAGTGTTATCTTATTTCCCTGTTCAAGCGTTGATACTATTTTGCCTTTGCTGATAAACCAATCTCCAATGTTAGCACCCTCTGCCAAAAGCAAATTGGTTGCTATGCTTTCAAACTGCGCACCAAAATTATTCCACTTTGATGTGTTCGTTGGAGCAACATTGTAGAACTCACCCGCATCAATACGAGCAATGTAGTATGTGCCATTGTACTTGACTGCATCAACACGATACTGATTGCCGTAATATGTCTTGCTGCTATCGTACACGCCACGATACACCATAGCTGGGCTTTTACCATTCTCACCATCCTTGCCATCATAAGGGGTTATACGCACAGGTTCACTCCAATTGGTGAGCAACGCACCCGTTGCGCTTTTCTTGGCAACAATCATCCAAAGATATTCAAGTGTTCCAACAGTCGGCTGTGTAGTTGTCCAACCGCTCGGCTCTGCATCAGTCTTAACCAATGCGGGCGCACTATTGCGTGAGCCGTTCTTGGCAAACCTGTACTCTTGGTAGTCGGGGCGCATATCATCAGAATTTGCATCATAGGCAGTTGCTATCTTTCCGACCTCTAACTTAGGCATACATATATACACATAATACCCATTGCCAGACATTACAATCGGGGATAAGCGGAATAGCAAGTTTTCTTCATCAGCAAAGTTTGCTTTGGTCTTGAATGTAATCGTGTGCTTTACCCATGATGCGTTAGCCGTGTGTTGCACTTGGCAATCCGAACCGATTGCACCATTCAGTTTTGCCACACCATCCACAAAGACTTTTGCATTATCAATCGCACTCGGATATATGTATGTGGAGAATATGGTACCATTAACGGCTTCCATACTCACCCAATTCAATGTTACCTTACCTGTCCTTGGCTCCGTATTGTCATACATATACGCCATGAAATGATAGATACCATCTGCGGGGACATCTGTAAAAGTCAAGACTGCAGTAGAGTTGTATGTGGTAGATATTTCTACCGACTTACTCCAACTCCAGCTATCGTTGAAGACGAAGCAGACTAATTTCTTACCGTCATTCTTGGCTTGTGCGTTAATGCGCCCGTTCACGCTCAAAGTATATTTCTGTCCTTTGTGCAAATACATATCACGCTTGGCAAAGCCATAGTTACTGCTCGTTTCATTCACAGCCATCCTCTTTGTTCCACACTTAGACCAATAGGATAAAGTGTACCATGTGGACGGTTTTAACTTTTTTGATGTGCTTGAAAGCAGAGCTTGACCCAAAACTTCTTTATACACTGTTTCGTCTTCACGCTTGCTGTTCAAATCATAGTAGCAATTATGACCGTCCAAGGCATTTGCAATGATATGGGTAATGCTTGCGTCAGTAGCACCACCACTGCCATACATTGATTGCACGCTCCATCTATCCATTTTCCCCTTGCTTGCAAACTCCGTCTGTTCAAGCAAGTTCGGATTCCATACCACATAATTGTTCCATAAGGTAGGCTCTGTAAAGCCACCCCATACACCATTTGTTTTCTTGCGCATAGAAACCCACTCAAACGGGTAATCAGCCGACACCCCACTTGGTTCATCAGTCCAACCGCTCGGCACAAATCCCGCATTTGGCGAGAATATCAATGGAGTACTTGGAGCCGTTTCGACTTCTGTACGTTGGAATATGTATTCCATGCCATCACCATCCGTACCTTTGTCACCCCATTTAGCCCAAATGACAGGCGTACTGAAAGCAGACCATGTGCCAGAACCGCTTGGTTTAGTTCTGACACAAACCCATTCATACTGATAAGTTGCAGTTATTCCGCTTGGGCTGTCTGTCCAACCACTCGGTACATAATCATCCTTATCTTCTGAGGCGGGTTTACTTGGTGTATCGCCTGTGTTGCGCAAATAAATAAACTCTATATCTGTGCCATCTACACCTTTTTCTCCATTCAAGCCCGTAATACGAATGGGTGTACTCCACATTCCAAAAGTATTTGTTCTTGCATTGAGCATTGCTTGCGACATATAGACAAACTTACCGCTCGTTGGGGTTGGCGGCTTTAAGCTCCACACGCTCTGCCCTATCAATGATGTTGGGTCTGTAAATGTAGGTGTGCTTGGTGTGCTGCTTGCTGCCGTATAGATGAAATAGAATGTAGAGCCGTTCACTCCATTCTTGCCGTTTGCGCCTTGCGCTACTACACCCCAATAAACAGTATTTGTTGGTACTATGCCCTTGGAGGGCGTTGCGTGGTTGTAGCGATAGGTACACGTTGCACCGCTATTATCCGTATAAGAAACCTCATCACCATAGTAGTAGATGTAATCCTTATTCCATACGCCACGGTACACACCCAACGGAACGACATCACCACTGCCACTTGCAACGGACACGTTCTTGAGGGTTAGACGGCTCTTTGCTGACACATTCCAATCAATAGAACTTGTGCTGTCACCAATGCGGAACTTGTTACCGTCCAAATCTAAAAAACACTCACCATCACTTGTTATGATGCGTCCCGTTGTAATGGTGTTGCCATTGATGCGAGTGAAACCGTATGTAGTCTGAAAATCTCTGAAATTATCATCTGCATACAGGCTTGATACTATGCCAACTTGGAAATAGTAATTGTTGGGGTCGCTCGTAGGCTCAAACTTCAATTGCTCTTGGGTAAGATACCACACACCGTTTTCACCGCTCTTTGAACACTTGGCAAACAGATAGTAACCGCCTGTGCTTTGCAGTTTGAACGAGGCTTCATTCATCTGCCAGTTCCTAATCTTGTCGTTATCAATGGTGAGGTGCGAGAGTATGCCAGCCGTTGCGACAAACATATTCGGATTGCCCCCAAAGTTGGCTTGCAACACACATCCCGACAAAACAAACTGTTGGCTCTTTGCTCCAACAGTCAGCATATTTGTGTCAATGGATTTTGGCTTGATGTTGTCCGTGTCAAAATATCCGTCCGTGTCATAGACCATGTTACGCAAATCCTCTGTGGTTCTCCATCCTCGCCTTGCTTTATTCAAATCACGGAGGCGGTTGTTGTTTATGATGTTTTCATGCTCAATGACAGTAAGCACGGTTTGCGCCTGTATAGACACGGCTGTTGTGTCTGCCAAAGTGATTTGGTAGTCCTGTTCCAACAAAAGGTTGCGTGTTACTTTCTGTATGCGCATTTGTTTCTCAATGCCAAAACGTGTGTCCTTAACAGGCACATAATCGCCCACCTCAAACACGCTTGTATCGGTATCACGGCTTAGTTCTTGGAGAAAGTAGAGCCTATCCAATGTCAGCGTGTATTGAGCCTTTGCCTGTGTCGCTGTCTTGAAATCTTCCATTGCAGCATACCACAACGCCTCTTCTGCCTTTTGCTCGTAGCTTTCGGGCAGATATATGTCGGTTATCTTGTAGGTGTTTCCGACCTCAATTTTGTAAGCGTCCTGTGTTTCAGTGGATGGAATGGTCAAACCTCTATTATCCGTGAATGGGATAATGCGGAATTTCTTTGTTTCGTGGTTGTAGCCACCTTTCGCCTCAAGCTCAAACTGTTGCCCAGCCAACCGCCCAGAAGTGAATGTTATCTTTGCGCTCGTTCCGTCCACAAGGTACACCGTGCCTTTATCGTCTTTCTTGTTAAGGTCGAAGTCCATTGTATCATCAATGAAAGCGCAAATATCATCAGCCACAACAGCCGTAACGGTTCCCGTGCGTGTGGGGTAGATGTTATCGTAGGTCTTTACATCTTCCTCACTGCCTATCTTATCACGAAGTTCTGCATCCTCAATGTAGCGTTTTGCATCGTCAGCAATGCCGATTGTTTCAGAACCCACCTTTACAACCGTTCCGTCTGAAAGGGTATGCTCGTACTGGTTCTTTCGCTGTGGGTACGGCAATTGCAGTCGCTCCGAATACTCCCTGTAATTGCTCCGAATGTTGGTTGTACCACCCTCTGCCCACAGACGGGTTATAATGGCTTTATCGTCTATCTTCTGTTCTTTGAGGTTGTACAATCCGTTACCCTTGCCCCATTCAAAGAAATCAGCACCGCTTGGAGGATTGATACGCTTGCCGAACTTGCCTATATGGATAGTGCGCACACCCTTGTCTTGGGTTATCTGAAACTCCAAGTTGAACTGCTCGCTGTTGCAAAGGGTCTGCAATGCCTGCAAACAGTTTACGCCCGAAAACTGAATAGTCTTAGCCTCCGTGTCGGGGCAGTTATCCACATCGAACTTCCACAACCCCGGATAATCCCTTTCCATGTTGTAGATAAGGACTTGCACAAATTCCTTGATTGTATAGGTCAAGTCAAATGTGCTTTTGTCGCTCTTGCCGTACTTGTCGCAATTGCGGTAGATAGTTTTCATAAGGTCGTACATCACGCCATAGAATACAGGCTCGTAGTTGTAATAACCCTCTGAAACAACCTCACGGGTTGTTGTGGCTCTGATACTATATTCCTTGCCACCAATGGTTATCTTATCTCCTTTGGCGAATGACAACCAATTGGCGGAAACAATTTTGAGCGAAATGTAATCATCGCCCATTAAGGAACTTGTGAGTGTAGCCTCTTTGACGAAACAAAACGGCTCGTTTGTGTTGAGCTGTATTGTTTCGCCATTGCGCTTTGTTATTTGAGTAATTCCCATACTACAATATCGTTTGTTTCAAAACTTTCAATATCTTCAATCACGCCAGCAACAATGATGTCATACTCGCCAGCAAGTGCATAGGTGTGTTCTACGGTTGTTTCGTTGCCACTCACATTGAATGTGTGTGTTCCGTCACCCCAATAGATGTTGAGCAACTTTGTGGATGTAACCTTTATCGTTGCCTTGGAATTGTCGCTTGCCGATATGTGGCGCAACACACGTTTTACGGGTTCATCTTCTATGAGTTTCATTTTGAACGTGCCAACCATAAGGTCATTGTTGTACTGCCCCCATGTCTTTGTCATGTCGGTTTCATCATACAAGCCTACCTCATAGACCAATGGCTTTGCCTTTCCGTCATACTCCACGGTCAAACGGTGTGTGCCGTCCCCATCGAACAATGACATAAAGCGGTTAGTCCATTCCACAAATGCGCTGCGACCGCTTGCCTCAAGGAAACAATCAAGCGTAATGGTGCGCTCCTTATAGCGTTTTCTGTTTCTGTCACGCACAATGCCGTGGTAGTTGTCCCAATCCACTTGCAATGCGTCTTTCTGTGCAAGGCGACCGACCAAGCCAGTAGAGCCAGACACATACACGCCATAGTCCTTGAAATTCACACCGTCAATGTAGTATTCCACATCGTTGTCTGCCTGTATTTCCAACAGGTCTTTTTCGGTCTTTGCCACATTGTACACTTTCAACTCGTCAATGTTTGCAGTCGTTGTAAGCAGTTCGTCAGTGCAAAGGCTCAAACCCTGTGGTGTACCACCAAGCGAGGCTGTATAGACACAAGCCGAATCTATGTACACTCTGAATGTGTCGCTGTCACGCACAAAGGCGATAAAGTACCATTGGTTAGGCGCAACATCAATCCACTTTTCACGATAGTTATCTACACCAAGTAAATTTACCACCCAACCGATACGGCTTTGTGTTGTCATTACATAGGCAGACACCGTGAAGTTTCCGCTAAAAGGAATGGCTTTTGCGGTCAGACACTCACCGCCATTCAAAGCAAGTGCCTTGCCTGTCTTGGCGTTCTTGGTGAATGTTGCCCCGTCTGAAAGTGTCGCATCAGCACGGCTTGCCGAATAGTCGTAAGCCTTATTGCCATCGGGGTCGTCAAATGGCAAGTAAAGTATCAAGTTCTTATCTACCATATCAGTATGTAGTTTTATTGTTATAGTTCACGATTACACAATTTGGCTTTTCACCGTCCACGAAGTCTATTTGTGGAGTGCTGCCATACACATTGAGGATAACGCTTGCATCATCACCGACAACCGACAGGTGTACTTTGGTTTGGTCGAACAAATCTATTGTCAAAACGGCATGGTCAGACACATTTACGGCTATTTCGCTTGTGTGGCGCACATACAGGCGTGAAACACTATATCCGTCATACTCCAACATACCCCTACAAGCACCATTAAGCACCAAATCTGCCTTGTTTGCGAGTATGGGCATATCTTTATCAATATAGACACCGTAAGGCTCGCTGTTGCCCTTAAAATGCGTCCTAAGAAAATCAAGCGTGGGGTAATCCTCACAAATGCAAAAGTCAATGCCCTTGATGTAGAGCTTTACCAATGCCTCCGTGTCTAAGTTGCCCCTCAATTTCATCTGCCAAAGGCGGCACAGACCTTTCTCTGTGCCATCCTTTCTAAGTTGTTCTACCAGTTCCATATTACGAAATGCCTTGTGATAGTAATGAATTGTCCTTTGTTTCTATGCGTTTAAGCGTGCTTTCAATGTTTTGCAGTCGTTCAGCCGACAAAGCCGTGTTTCTCGCTATCTCCGACTGTTGCAACAACTGTTCACGCATTATGCTTGTCTGTTCACCTTGGTTAATGATGAAAGCATTGAGCCTACCAGCAATCACACCGCCTGTTTCCTCACTCATTGAGGTTACGGCTCCCGTCAGTGGGTCGCTTGCCACATCATCAACATCTTTTATCCAATCGCCCACTGCTTCCAAGCCTTGCTTGAATTTCTCGCCCGCTGCGTTGGCTTGGCGTTCAAACTCTTTCTTTTCCTCGTCTGTCAATACTCCATCTTCCATCGCCTTGCCCAGATACTCAACCGCATCATTGATACCCTTTGCAAGGAAATTTCGTTTGAGAGCCTCAACCACAGCGTTTTTAAGCACTTTCTTTGTCGTTTCTCCCAAAGCCTTTGCCGCATCCTCACCAGAGCAATACGCATCCACTATTGCATCCGCAAACTCATCAATGGCACTCTTTACATCAGTGCCAGCGAATGTTTCCATCATCTGTTGGTCTAAATCCTCGATTTGCTGATTTATTTCCTCAATCTGATTTTCCCATTCTTTGATTTTGTTGTTATCGGTCTTTTTCTTGCTCTTTTCGGCTTCTATCTGTTGGCGCATGAGTTCCTGTTGCTCTTTTAAAGACTCCTTTTGCTGTTGGTACAAGCCAAGCATATCACCGCCCTCCTTGGCTTTGGATAGCTGCTCATTGAGTTGCTTTATCTGTGCTGTCAGTTTTGCGTATTGGGCAAAGTCCCATGATTTTTTTGCAACCTCACGCTGTTTCTCCAATGCTGCGATTTGGTCTTTGATAGCCTGTATATTCTTTTCGTAGCCTTGGCGTTGCTCATCATTGAATACCCAATAGGTGTTGTTGAAAGCTCGCTCCAAACGTGAATAGGCTGTTTGCAAGTTGTCTATCTGCTTTTGCAAGTTCTGTATTCGCTTTTCGTACTTTTTATCGTGCAACTTAGCGAATATACCAACCACAGAAGTAATAGAGGAAACCATGCCCGTTATACCGCCCAAGATGTCACCGCTCATAAACTTGCCGACAGAAGCAGCAGCATTGCCCAACTGCCCCATAAGGTCTATTGCAGTACCCAAGCCATCAGCCACACCATCCATTCCTAACGCATCAAACATTGATTGCAAGGACGAGGCACAATCCGTGCTTATGCTCGTTACTTTCTGAATAGAGTTGGTAATGCCTTGTGCTGCCGACTTGACATCTTTCTTGGCTTCATCAACACTTTTTCGAGTTCCCTTGCCGCTTGCAAGGTCTGCCTCGGCTTTCCTTAGTTTCTTCTTAGCCGCCAGATAATCATTGAAGAACGTGCCAAGTGCCTTGAACGGATTAAGTTCTTGAATACGGTTCTTAGCTTGGTTCAGACTATCAATGACAGCCTTGTAATCAACAGGGCTTAGTTTGAGGTTGCCAGCATTGAGTTGTTTCTGTATGTCACTTATCAGCTTTTGTATTTGAGCGACAGTAAGCGTGTCAATGTCTGTAAAGAGGTTTTTCCAACTTTCAGACTGTTGTAAGAATGACATATTGAGAGCTGACAATGCCTCTTGTTCCGCTTTGTTGATTTGTGCCAGACGCTCCGCATCGCCCATTTTCTCGGCTTGGGTGCGAAGTAGAGCGTACTGTGTGGTGATAGACTGCCTTTGTTCCTCAAAGGTGCGGTAATCATCAAGCACGGTCTTTTGCAGTTCCTTTTGCAAATCTGCGTCCTGTTGTGACAGGACAAGGCTTGCCTCGGCTCTTTCGTCTGTGCTGACAATACCGCTTTCGCCATTCTCCAACTTTTCTTTGGCTTTTGCAACGGCTTCTATCTTTTCAGCAAGAGTTTGACACTGACCGATAGAATCACTAACTTGTTGCTTGAACTTTTCAAGAGCCGTGGTTTCACCGTTCAACTCGCCTTTCTGTGTGTTAAGCGATATAAGGTAATTGCCCTCGCCCTTGGTTAGAGTGCCGTTCTTGCGTTTTTCTTCAAGTTTGGATATTTCATTTTCAACATATTGTTTGTAGGAATTACCATCAGCAAGCAACTTTTCAAATTGCTTGTCGGCTACTTCCTTGCCCATGTTCTGCACCCAACGGAAATATAGCTGATACTGCTTTTTCTTATAGTCAAGCTCGCCCTCAAACAGCTTGTTTTGCGATTGGGTGTAACTCGTGTTTTCGAGATTGCGTCTTTCTTGGAAATTCGCCTTTTCGTCAGATGTAAGACCGCCCTTGCCCGCTTTCTTTCGTGCATCTTTCAGTTCATCTTCTTCTTTCTTTATCTGTTGGAGAGCTTCCTTGTGTTGCAAGTCAAGTTGCGCCTTGCGTTTCTCGTAACCCTCTTCCATGACTGCAATTCTCGCCTCTTCAAGCCGTCTGTCCGCTTCAAGTTTTTTTTGTTTTAGGCTTTCAGCATTTCGTTGTGCATCATTTGCACCACTACGGCTACGACTGCCACCACTTCCCTTGCGGTTCTTGCCAGTAGCATTATCCAAGCGTGTCTGTAAGCGTGTTATCTGATTGTTGTAGTCTTTCCATGCTTGGCTACCAAGTTGCGCCTCACTCCTTAGCTTTTTGAGGTTCTGAATTTCCGCACCGATACCACTTTCTGTATTCAAGTCGTTCTGTTGCTTGTTTATCTCTTTGTTCACCTCTCGTAAGAGGGAAAGTGCATCCTCAAAGCCATAGGTCTTGCAATCAATCGTTACCTCTTTGCCGTTAAGATTATTGGCGAGTTCATGTAATTCTTCAAGGCTCATTTTTGTAATATCCACATTGGTAGTGTCCTTTGGAGCAAGGAAATTATCCAAGTTCTGATTTACCAAGTCAATTGCAGAATTGAACGTGCGCACATCCCTAACCTCATTGTCGAGGTATTCTTTCAGTTGGGATGCAAATGCTTCCATTTCTTTGTCGGTTGCGTGTGTGCCAGCCTTTGTGCCAGCAACAACATTATTCACAATCTCGTTATACTTCCTTGTGAAATCATCGCCCGACAGGGTAGCCAATTCTTTTGCACCAGCCTCCACCAAACTACGCACAGCTTCCCTTATTTCGGGTGCCATGTTTTGTATGTTTTCGGCTGCTTTGGTTACATACACCTTAACCTCTCCACCCATACCATCATCTACCGTGTGGTACTTGTCGGTTTTATATTCCGCATAGTTCAAGCGTGTATCAAACGAATCATAGTTCTTGTTACTATTTTCGTTCAACTTATTCATTTCTTCTTCTGTGCGCTTTGCCTTTATCTTTTCTGCGGTCGTGGCTTGGATTGCATCTTTGACTTCCAAGTATTTTTTGCGTTGCTGTTCCAACGTGTCATTTTCTTCAAGCAACGTGGAATTATACTCTTTGCACACTTCATTGATTTTCTCCACCATCTCCTTGTGTGTCTTGCTGTCTTTATTGGAGCGTGAAAGAATGGCAAAGTACAAATCCAACTTATCCGTTACCTTCTTGGTGCTATCCTCAAACTCATTCATCGTGTCCTTTTCTTCTTCGGTCTTTTTGCCGAATAGCGTAAAGGCACTGATAAGCAAGCCTACAATGGAAAGTATTGCACCAAGCGGATTTGCAGCCATTGTTGCCCACAATGCTTTTAGTCCAGCCGACAACTTTGTGGTTGCCACTGAAAGAATGTTTGTCGCTACGGTCTGTGCTGTCTTTGCGCCTGTGTCAGCAATAGAAGCCGTGCGAGCTTGGAGTGTTGCTGCTGTTTCAAGTTGTTTCTTCTTTGTATAGAAATCTGTCTGTGCGGCAAGTGCTGCCTTGCGTGTGGCTGATTGCGCATCCACCGCTGCATCAAGTTTCTTTTGTGCGGTTGCAATGGTTGTCGCATTGCCCGACTGTTGCGCCCAATATACCTCATATCGTGCTGCCTCGGTTGCTTGTGTAGCTGCAATAGCCTTGGCTTTGGCTGCTTCTACGCTCTGTGCTGCTGCCCTTACATCGCTACGCATAGCCTCAACCGTTTGCGCTTGGTTGGCTGCTTTGGCTTGTGCCTCTTGCATTATGGCGGCTCTATACGCTGCGCTCTTGGCTGTGTAGTCTTGCTTTGACAAAGCCAAGCGTTGCTCTGCCGTCATAACACCAACGGCTGCTGCCTCGTAACCTTGGCTTGAGGCTGTCAGATTGAGATTGGAGAGATATTCTTGCTGTTGTGCTGTCAGTAGGCTTTGAATGGCTGCTATACGCATTTGCTTGGTTACTGCTGCCTTTTCCTCGGCTGTCAGTGTGGTTTCAAGTGCTGCGTAATTGGCTTGCTCTGCTGCTGCCATTGCCTTTTTCTGATTGATAACCTCACCGCTCAATGCTGATTGCGCTTTCATCAAGGCAAGCTGTGCTGTCTTTGCGGCATTGTCAAGCACGGTTATTCCCGTGTAACCCTTGGTGGCTACACTGGCAAGCACGGTAGCGGCTTTCACAGAGCCGTAAGCAATGGCTACTGATTTGAGTATGCGCACAACATCATCCATGTGTTCTACAAGGTATGTTGCACTTTGTATTCCAGCCGACAAAGCCCCCTCGGATTTCTCGCCTAAACTATTGAGCGCACTATCCCATGCGTCTTGCAAGTTGGCAATCTGTCCTGTCAGTGAAGAACTTTGTTTCTCCATGAGCTGATAGAATTGACCGCCCGCATTAGTCATTTTGTTAAGGACTTCCTCAACATCGGGGAATCCAATCTTTCCAGCCGAAACCATTTCGTTAATGCCCTCGGCTGTTGTGTGGTACTTTTCGGCAAGCTCTTTCACAAGTGGAATACCTCTACCCGTGAACTGCCTTACATCCTGTGCGTACAAGCGTCCCTGTACCATTGTTGTACCATACAAATAGACTATATCGTTAAGCGGAATGGAAAGACCACTTGCAATGTTACCAAGCCTTACAAGCGTATCATTCACCTTTTCGGCACTAACTCCATAAGCCAAGAGTTGTTTTGCACCCTCAGCTACTCCCATGAGGTCGAAAGGCGTTTTTGCAGCCGTATTAACCATCTGCTGCATTAAGGCAGTGGCTTTTTCCTCACTGCCTAACATCGTACCAAAGGCAATCTCTAACTGTTGGAACTGACCTCTAACGGACACAATGCTACTGACAAGGTTATTCATACCCTGTCCCACAAGATAGTAGGTTATATATTGCCCCGCTCTCTGCGCCATTTGCTGAAAGGAGTCCTCCACCTCTGCGGCTTCCTGTGCTGCCGTGTTGGAAAAGTCCTTAATGTGTCGTTCCATAGCCTGTGCCGACACATTGAAATCGTCTATGTCAAGTGTAGCCTTAAAGCCTAATCCACCGCCTATATTCTCCATTTATAACATTCCTTTGATATAGTTCTTAATATCTTCTTTCGTTTTCAATTCGTGGTGTTCAATCTTACTTTCATCAATGACATTGCCGTTTTCGTCTGTTGGCAATTCCTTTGTGCGTGGTGCATCCGCTATCATCAGTTGCACATTGAGCCACGAAATACCCCAAAGCAAGTAATCATAAGTCCACCCATAACTGCGCATGAGTTCGCCACGATTACCCCAAGGACTGTTTAATCCTGTTACTCTATCCGCTCCGCTTCGGGGTTTGGTTTTGTCGTTCCGACTTCCCGTATCAATCGAATAGAGGTCGTAAAACCCGCTGGGTTCATCATTTGGCTAATAATGGCTGTGAGTTTCTGCAACCGTGCAACAGTCAAGTGTTCCAAGAAGAACTTTGATAGCTCCTTAACCGCTTTGTTGGTCTTGTCGGTAACACTTGCATCATTGATTACTGCAACGGCTGCTATTTCTGCCATCTGCCTTGTGTACTTGAATAGTCGTTTGCTTTCCTGTATCGGCTGTTCCTGTATGGTCTTTTCGTCATACTCAATGCCTATGTACATTTGGCGCAAACGGTCTATTGTGCCAAGGTATAGCGGTTTTACATTGAATTGGCGCATATACACTTCTTTCATGCGCTCTGTTTCCACATCGGGAATTTCAACAATAGACACATTCCAATCTTTAGGAATACGCTTATCGTGCCATACCTTAGTGCATTTCGGAAACAGGCGTTTTCGGAGATTGAACCACTTGGAGGGTTTTACTGGGTAAATCTTCAATGGCACGGAAAACTTGCATCCCATTTGTAGCAAGGCTTGCAATGCGTTTTCTTCTATCTCTAAACGCTGTTCTTTTGTAAGTTCTTTCTGTTCTTGATTGTCTGCCATAGCTTGTAAAAGTAAACAAGCCCCCTAACCATTTTAGGGAAAGGAGGCTTGAATTGGTAAGTTGTTCTGTTGTGTTAGCTTGTCTTGGTCGGGTCTGTGATAGACTCATCAACCGTGAGCTGGTCTTGAAACTTGATTTTCATCGGGCAAAGACAGATACCCTTTGAAGAATAGGTAATCTCGAAAGAGGGAATGATGCAAGCGTTGGGACAACCAACAAAAAGACCCTCCTCTGGCTGAAGCCATATTGCCCATTCCTTGTAAACAGGCTTGCGTGGACGCAACCATTTACGCTTTGGCTTTGTACCCGACACCGTGCCACCGAAATAACGTGCCATCAAGTCCATATCCGGGTCCATGAGCGTAAGCTCAACGGTAGTAACGTAATCGCCCATAAGGGTAATCACCTTGTTTGAGGTTTCAGACTTGTGTTCCGTGGTTTCCACATCATCGTCTTTCAACGTACAAGTGTCTTGGTACACATCGCCCAAATCAAGCCAAGTGTTGCCGTTTGCGGGCATGACACCTGCTGTTGTTCCTGCTGGGGCAATATAGATTTTCTTTAACCCCATTGTAGAAAGTATTGGCATAACTTATAAAATTTAATTGTTCGACTTCTTCTCTCTGACAACAATATCCAAGGAAAACGACACAAAATGCTCATTGTGGTTTGGCTCTTGCATAGGTGGATTGATAAGACCAATCACCCAATTGTAGCCGCAACCATGCTCATAATGGTTTTGCAGTATCTCCATTGCCTTTTTGCGCAATTCTATGAGCCTTGCAAAATTGGTATGGAAAAGAGCCTTGCCACATCCCACGCCTTGCGGAATGTCTGGCACATGAATATTGACATTGATACTACCATTACGCACAGACCCCTCGCCATCAATAGACCTTGGCACTATAATAATGCCCTCCTTGGAGTAGTCCTTTCTTTGGTAGTCGGGATTTTCTGCATAGTCGGTGTTTATCCCCATGCCGTCAATCAGCATTTGGCGCACCTTGATTGCAATTTCTTCTGTCGTTATCATAATACATTGCCAAATAGTTCATCTGCTTTTCTTTTCGCTTTATCCATGAGCATTTGCATCGCCTTTGGAAAGTCTGTTCTCGCTTTGAGTTCTGCGGGCAGAATGACATTGTAACCCCTCGCTTCGACATAGGCGGCATAGTTCATACCAGCCACAATGATAAGTGTGAAAGAGTTTGTAAGGTTTTCAGCCATTTTCATAGCCACCTTTAGCGCATTGTCTGCGCCCTCTCCCTGTTGGATAGCACCACCAAAGAAAACTATATCACTACCTCGCACTATTGCGTAGCCTATTGAGTTGGTGAGGTTGCCTGTTCTGTCTGTGTAATTATGCTTATCCTTGGCATACTTGGTGAGTTCTTCCCCCAAGTCTTTCAACAGGAATAAGGCTGCTTGCTCCAATCGTTCTTGGAACTTTCGGACTTGTGCGCCTATTGCATCATCACCAAACATCGGAGTTATCCCCATACCTCAATATATTTGCGGTTCATATCATCAATGCCCAACACGGAAAATTCGTCAGTCGTTCCGCTTTCGCTTGTTACTCGCACGGTGCAACCGATAGCCAACTCACCATTGAAGTATTTAGGGATAAACACATCATAGTTGTAGGCGTATGTCTGTCCGTCCGTGCCAACGACTTGCTTTGCGGGGATTGATTTGTCAATCTGACATTCACAGCCTTTCAGAAAGGGTGTATCGTCAGCACTGACAACAAAGCCTGTTGTCGGGTCTGTCTGCACGTTCCCAATAGGCTTGTATTCAAAAGTTCCGTTTATTCTCATAGTTACCACAGATTAGAGCCGTCAGTAATGGTTGGCACTTCATCGAAATTTTCCAAGTCCAAACCGTTCTCACTGCAAATAGCCTTGATGCGCTTACGCAACATATCCACGTTGTAGCCTTGTGAGGATTTTCCGAGGCTATCGCTACTAAGCACCACCATTTGGGATAACACCTTTACGGCTGCTTGTGCGACAATCCTTTTATCCGTTGTAGGGTCGTAGGGCGTTTCTGTGTCGCTCACTCCAACATCGGATAAGGCTTTCATCATAGACAGCTTGCTTGGCACATAAGGCTCAATTTCAGCGGTCAGTGCTTGGAATTTCGTTAGTTCCATATACTGTTACTCTGTTATGTTGTTGTCATTCTCGTTAAGGTATTCGGCAAGTTTCTGTGCCTGTTCCTCTGTCAGATTGCCAAGAGCCTTTGCAACACCACGTTCTTTTGCGTTGGATGCAAGGCTTACACCGATAAGTGTAAGACCCTCTTTCAATGTGTCAAGCGGATAAACCTTACCGTTATAATCTACAACACCTTTGACAACATTTGCATCATCTTTGTGTGCATTATCATCAGCAGCGTTGTTGTCATTCTCGTTAGGTGTATCAGACAGGGAAACAATGGCGCAAAAGCCACCGCCAACAAGGGCATTGATACGCTCCACATCAGTAGAGTGTACCAAATCGCCTTTGTTCATAACCTTGTTTTCAACCTTGCCGTGAAATGGCTTGATAACTTTCAGTTCCATACACGAAAAGGTTAGAGTGAAACAAGGGTTGTGTTAGCCTCGTAAGCAGCCTTTGTGGTATAGTAAGGCGTTACACCGTTTTCATCGGCTTTAACAACCTTTTCCTTGATACCACGCACCTGTGCGCAAACAATCTGCCCCATCTCTGTAATGAGCGGTAACAGGCGAGCTGCGCCCTCTGTGTACTCGCCAGCGGTCTGTCCTGTGGATGCACCTGTGCGCCACTTGGAAATGCGAATACCATTGCCAGCGTTGATGTAGTCCACGTTGTCCTCTTCGATAAGCTCACTATCTTCAATGGCGGGCTGTATCTCACCAATGACACCAGCGGGTTTGATAGCGATAAAGTTAGGATTCCACGGCTGTATCGTGTTGCGCTTACCGTCCTTATCCACACCCATCTTGCGCTTTATAACCGTGATAGGCGGTATCTCGTTTTCAGTGAGCAATGCGGAAAGTTCAGACGAAGTTACGACCTGTGCCTGTTTGTCCGTGCCATGAGCAAGCAAACGTGTGGTTGCATCCATGCGCAACCAAGTGTAAAGCTCCTGCGACATAAGAACCTCGCCCGGCTCAATGCCACGGTCACGCAAATCAGAGCAAAGGGCAGAAAGCCACAGAATAGGAATGAGCTTGCCAGCCTTGGTGTTTGCAGTAGTCCAGTTGCATACGCTCACCAACTTGTTCTGCTCTTCCATGCTGTAATCTACCTCATAGGCACGACCACCAGGGTTGTTGATTTCTGGCTTGAACTGCGCCACACCCCAATTGGAGAAAGCCATAAGGCAGATAAAGTCCATTACATCCTTGCAACCAAGGTATGCGTCTTGAATGTCGTGTGTAAGGGTTTTTTCAATCTGCTTTACCTTGTCAGCCTCCTTGAGGCGAGGGTTCTCGTACACTTCCTGTAACTTGCGATAGTCACGGGCAAACATAACGAACTTGTGACCGACACGGGGAATTTCCTTAGTCCATACATCAAAGCCGTCAGTTCTGCGCAATGGTGAGGGGGATTCGTCAGCCAACAGAGTAGCCATGAAACGAATGTTGTACTTGCCCACGATAGCCTCGGCTGTCAATGACATCTGAGGCGTGTTGTAGGTAAACCAACCATCGGAGTACATCTTCTGAAAAAGCGATACTTCCTTTTCAGAGGCTTTGTCAAAGGTCTTTCTCCATGTTGCCAATAAATCCAATGGCGCACCGTTCTTGTGCAAGCCAGTGAATGTTGTAAAAATGGATTTCATTGTAATTTTACCTTTTTAGTGAATAAACGATTAGTACGACTGCGTGAGTTTAACGTGAGGATTGGCAGACAGGAACATTCCCGTGCTGTCTTTCTGTGAGGTCGGAATGGGAGGCACACGCCTTTCATACAATGCGTATTGCATTGTGTCTGCCGACACATCAACGCCTGTTTCAAACTCGCTAACCTCGTACTCACGGAACAACACAGAGTTAGCCTTGCCACGTTCTGCGGCATTGTTAGAGCTGTCCTTGACTACCTCTGTAAGCACATCGCCAGCTTTCAGTCCTGTAATGGCAGCACTAAGCGTTACGACATACACGTTACCCGTGTTGTTAAGGCAGTTGCCGTTGTCAATGGCAGTGATAGTAGGAGCGGAGGCAAACGTGCCTGTAACAGCACCGACCTTTAACACACTATCACCAACAGCGAAACAAGGAGCGTAAAACTCATCAACGTAGAGCGTTACTTTCTTGTTGTTCTCGTTGTCCACCTCAACGACTTTTGCAGTCTTGATTACTTGCACCTTTCTTGTGGTTTCGTTGAAAATGGCGAGTGTTCCAGCGGGGACTACATCACCCACACGGAACTTCTGACCCTCCACATCAAGATTGAAGCCACCCTGTACGATAGACGGGCTACCTGTAAAGATAGGGCGCATACCCGTAAATGAAGCTGTCTTGCGTTTCATCTGTTTGTTTTATTTTACGGTTATAGACTCCAGCAAAGCGTCAGCGGCTTCATCAACCTGTTTTTCGCTTGCTGCCTTGGCACCATCTGCTTGGTTAGACATAAGACCGTTGGTAATACAGTCCTGTTTGAGAGCCGACACCGCTGCCTCCACATCTTCATCATCAGAAATGGACTTAGCGAGCCTGTCACGAAGAAAAGCGGGGATTTGGTGCTTTTCAAAAGCGGCATTGATTGTAGCCGTGCGTTCGCTGTGGCTCTTTTCCGCTTTCAGTGCTGCAACCTCTTCTTGCAGTTTTTTGATATCCTCACTTTCTTTTGAACTGCCTTTACCGCCACCATTGCCATCCTTGTTGTTTGGGTTGGGCTTTTCACCCTCACCGCCCTCACCGTCATTTGGCTTTGGTTTCGGATTGCCCTTTGCCTTGTTCGCCCACCTTGTAGCCTCGCTCTGGCTTGCTGTTGCCACAGAGAGAATGAGGTTTGCGGTGCTTTCGATTGCGTCATTGTCGGTAGAATCATCTGCCACGCTGCCACCCATAGTCTCGGTTATCGCTGTCAGATACTTCTCCGAAAGACCCGTGTCTTTGCACTTGTCTTTTACCTTTGCAAAAAGTTCTTTGTTCATATTTTAACTGATTTATACCCCTAATTAGGAGTTGTTTATATTCTATGTTTGCAAAGATACGCATTTTATTTAATAATGTGTTCATACAACACAGATAAATTTTACTTGGTAAATTCGGTGTTTTAGCGGTTAAAATATTCACCAAGTAAATTTTTTCGGCAAATTTTCCCAAAAATATTTGGTGTATTCAATAAAACACACTACTTTTGTAATGTGTTCAAGAAACACAGATAATAAATCGAATAAAAAAATAAGTTTATGAAAGCAATATACGCAAAGGACATAAAGGCGATGGTTAAGCAGTTTGACCTCAACGAAGCCGAAAGCGACTATCTCAACGACATAGCAGAAGCTATCAACAAGGAGCGCACAGATTTATGTGAAGACATACAAATAACACTTCTTTACGGCTCTTACTCAAAGTCAAAGAGAAACGCAATCAGAGCGTTGCTTGTTTACTTTGGTGCAAAGGCACAGAAAGAGAATGAGCTATACAGGAAACTTGATAGAACCTGTTGGGAAATTGCAAAGGTGTTGAAATGCGGCTCTTACCAAGTCATGCAATGGATTAAGGGTATTGCTTGCACAAAAGACCGTTTCGGGAAATTCGTTGAGTGTTCGGATACATTCGGATTGAATTATTTGGAAATAGCATAAAGGTAACGCCCCGCCTAACCAACGGGGCAAACAAAACAATATAGAATTATGGATGCAACAATAAATCAAGTACAGGAAATAGTGTCAGTTCTGACAGCAGACGAACAGCAATTACTCAAAGATACCATTAACTACGGTTCATGGGGTGATAGCGATTGGCAGTTTCTTAACGATAGGGGATGTGTAGAAACTGTTGCAATGTATGGCTACTGCACCAATGATGCAAAGAGAGCTGGACATTTCAGCGGAAGAAAAGTATCTTCAATGTTCCGCTCTATGTATAAGAAACTATGCCCAACAAACCACAATCAGATAGGTAGATATATTTCACACTGTAATGATTGGTGGGGCGATGGTAGTGGTGATATGCTGTTCATCAGAACAGGCTACTACAACGCATTTGAGGAATGGGCAAGAAAGAAATAAATAAACAAACATCACTAACAATTAAAAATATACAATTATGACAAAGTATTTAGTAATAAAAATAAGGAAGCATTTTAACGGGGCATTTTCAACTTATATTGTTGCGGAGTTTTACAACCCAGAGGAAGCACACGAAAGAGCTATGTACCTCAGAGAAAAATCTTGCGCCCTTTTAAGTTACAAAGTTATAGAATTCACATTCCCTAAATTTTAAAACATACGATTATGAAAACAGGAACATCTAACTACACGCCTAAGTGCTTGGAGTTCTCCAAGTACTTCAAGGGGATGCAAGGTGTAACGACACACCAAAGCGAGGATATAGACTACAACGATTTTTCGGGGACGGTCTATGTAAACCGCTACGAGTTTGTTTGTATAGACCAAATGGAAGAAAGCGGCTACATGGTGTATATAAACAACCCCAACGGACACGATGGGGAGCAATGGGTATTCAGGTACTACAAGACATTTGGCAGAGCCTTAAAGAAAGCGGCTGCAATCGTAGAGAAAAGGGAATACCCAAAACCGATTGAAATTTGGTAACAACGATAAAACATACTGACATGGCAACATTAGCAATCAAAATCCCTAAATGGGACATTGAAGAAGAAACGGGCTACAAGCCTTTCACTACATTTTGGCAAGACTTCTCTATTGCCGACACATACGGCTTGCAAGCCATTCAAGACACGTTCAACCGTGCCTTTGATGCGTGGAAAGACAATTACAAGTACCTCACAGAACTTGTGCTTGTACTCAATCACAAGATATTCCACCACTATGTAGAGAAAGGCACAGAAGAAGAAAACGAGAAATCCTCTCTTTACAATGAGCTTTGGAACAAAGCCAACGACTACGCATTGGAAAACTTGCAAGGTGAGCAAGCTGATTACTTCTACCACTTAACAGATTAAGCTATGGAGATAACAGTAACAGTGAAACTGACAGAGGGCATGGTGTATAATGCGATGAAAGAAGCAGTACAAGAGTTCTTCACGAACTTACCCTCACAAGAGAACAAAACAGGCTTGTTAAAGCATAGCCTTTGGAGCCAGATACTACGCAATGGCAAGCCTGTTACAGATAGCGACATTGAGCCACTGAAAGACAATTCACTTGGTGAAGAAACAAAGTATAGCGTAATACTATATCGTGGCACAAAGGAAATAGGAACAATTCAAATGTAAGGATATGAAACGAATAAAGGACTTGTCACAACTATCTAAAGGTTGTACCATAACAAAAATTTGCAATGGAGAATTTCAGCAGTGGGAGTTCCTTATGATACACCCACACAATGAAAACTATATCCTTGCCTTAAACTCTTGGACGCAAAACGGGGATAAGCTCTATATCCCCAACATACTCAAAGAAGAATATTATGTTGGCAAGTATGACTCCTGTTTTGTTGCACAGGAAAGAATAAAGCAATACGAGAGGCAGATTAAAAGATTACAAGAACGAATAAAGCAATTGCAAAATGGAAACGAAAACGTGTGAGATATGCGGAAAGACTTTGCCACTGTCCGCTTTTTCAAAGTCCTATAAAGGGCGTTGCAAAGAATGTGTGGCACGACAGACAAAAGAAAAGCGTAACGGCACAGCAGCCACCACCCATAAGCCGATTGATTGGGAGCAACGCAGATACGAAATAGCAAAGGATATGCTTTGCGCTATCTATATGGATGATGGCAACGAAAAGCGTAGTGACTGTTTAGGAAAAAAATTTGAGTATCAGAGTTTAGAGGGTAGTGCAAGGGAAGCCGTCAGATACGCTAACGTACTAATTGAAGAACTTAAAAAGTATGATAATGGATAAAAAGACATTCTTTCACAAGGTAAGTCAAATGCGAACCGCACAGCGTGAATACTTCAAGACACGGAGTAGCGCAGCACTCGCCTCAAGCAAGTTGTTGGAAAGGCAGATTGACGAAGAGATAAAGCGAGCCAAGGCGATAATGGCTGCAAAGGCAAAGCTCTTTTATGAGCTTGTGAACACAGACCCACAGACAAGCCAAGAATGGCTCAACGACCATATCAGAGCAAGCCTTGATTACTTTTTCTGTGATGCGGAATTTCAACATCAAAGTGAGTTAAGCAGCCATTTCCACGACCACGGATTTAGTGGGACATACGATTTCCCAACACTCGTTATTAACGACATGGGCGATACATCAGACGATGATATGCTTGAATTTAAGTACGAGTACATCAACCACAAGTATTATGTAACATTCTTAAACAGACTGAAAGGTTAGAACTATGCAAAAAAGAAGTATTCGATTTCGTGGCAAAGCCACAGGAAAGGGCAATATCCCTACAAATTGGGTATATGGTGGCGGTTGTTTCGCAGTATGTGGCAACACATTCATATTTGCCGACCCAACCCCTAAATTTATGGGTAATGGTGTGTATGAAGCAAAAGCTATTGAAGTGCGCTTTATATGTCAGTCCACAGGACTGCACGACATATTCAAGTCAGAAGTATTCGAGGGCGATGTGGTACGTTTGGACGGAAACGAGAAGTACACCTATATCATTGAGTGGAGCGAGAAACACACGGCTTTCTTGGCACGTTGCATCCAGACAAAGACAGGACTTGCAAACCTTACCCCATTCGTACCGATTGAAGTAATAGGCAACATATACGATAATCCAAACTTGCTGAAAGGAGAAAACAAATGAAAGACAAAAGAATAATGCAAGCAGCCAACAAATATGTTGGGCATGAACCTAAAGCAGACGAGGGTATCTTTGGTGCAATCAAAATTAAATAATATTACAAATCGTTATGGCAAACAAAATTAACATTGAGAATTATATACAGCGTTTGAAAGAATGTCAGAGTATGGACGATATAGAAAGTGCTCATGCTGACGCAGACAAGGTTTTGGAAGAAGTCATACTTAAAGAGCTTGGTGACGATTTCAAACAGGTTGTAAATGAATACAAGAAAGTACCCAAATGGTATGCGTAAACTTAGTAAAGATGAAGACACTAACATTTGATGTAATGCTCAATGGGCGTTTTATCTGCACGTTGTTCTACAAGTATTGCCCACTGTTCCCAATAGATAGTGAAGAACTTGTGAAGTTCGTTCTTGAAAAACGCCCTACATTAAAGGGCAAACCTTTTCGTATCGCTTTTTAGTTCAAAATGAGTACCTTTGCACATAAAACAAAATAGCGTATGAAACAGCAAAGAAAGGTTATCCACGTTGAACTGAATGAGCCGTACAACGATAAACACCATTGGTATTTTGGCAGCATATTAGCAATATACGACACTCTGCCTGTTGATGTTGTTGGCATAGCTCATACATCATTGTGGAATGTGCTTTCTAAGAACGGGAAGTACACAACGAAGACTGCAACAATAAGGCTTGGTGTTCTTCACTCCAAGCAAACCAACAGGGGAAAGAAAGCAACAGATAATGAAAGTTGATGAAATAATACATCAAAATGTTTTTCTTTCAGATAATTGTTGTATCTTTGCACATATAAAAGAATAAGCCAATCCGAGTAAGGCTATTGATTGTAGTTCAATAGGTTGCTGCTTGGAGGGGCTTATTCTTTTTATTTTGCCATTTTGCTTAGTTTGTCGGAGTCCATTATTGAGTGTATCTTAAAACCCTCGTTGTAAACCTCCCTAACGACAACCCAAGCCTTTTTGCCGTTTATCACTACCTCAAAGATGTGCGCTTTTGCGTTCGGGTCGTGCTTATCGGTAACAAAGCCTTTATATGTTGCGTTCTGCATAAGGCTTTCAATCTCTAACAAAGCCTCATTCTTTGCCTCTGCATCATCGAAAGGTTGATTGAGCCATTCTTTCACCTTTGCATTTGAAATGGTGGCTGTCTGTCCTATTTGTGGCAAAGCAATGTCTTTTCCTTTCAAGCTCTGAAAAGCTATTTGTTGTATTGCCTTGCGCCTGTCCTTTGCTTCCTTTGATAGCGGTTTCCTTACTTGTCGTTTACCATTGAGTGCGTCCCTTATCCGTTGTTCATTGTCCTTGTAGAAATATGGCAGTGTTCCAGCACCCTTTGCTTTCTCCATACGTTCCGCATTGTCCCTTGCCCATCTGACAAAATGTTTTGGAATGTCGGTTACTTCATCGGCACACTCTACGCTGTTAGGACTTTTGCCATCAAGGATGTAGTCAATCATCTTTTCAACCTCGCCATGTGTGGCAAGCACAGGCACTTGGTAGCAACGGCAATTCGGATGCCAGCCAGTCCACTTTATTGTCTTGGGATAGATACCTTTCAAATCATCGCAAATGTCGGGGACAGGGTGGTTGTTGCTCAACTTGATTTCAATGCCTATGACAAAGGGCATATCTTGCCATCGGTCATATTCTGCCGTGCGGTAGGCTATATTGGTTTCTGTCCGTGCAAGCCTTTGTGCGTTTCGGTATGAGGAACGATAAACGCCTCGTCCGGGGTGGTAGTCCTTGGGGTTATCATCAATCCACTTGTAAGACTGGCTTTCTTTGTCGTATATCCTACGTTTCCACACTCGCCCATACACAGGGTTGCCGTTTTCATCCTCACCAACCTTTACACGAAAACGCCTGTACCATCTATCGGGGTCGTTCAAATACTTCTGAATGGTGGTAGCCAAGCGATTTGCAGCCGTACCCTCACCAATAGCCAAGTCAAGCGTATTCTCCAACTCTTTCTTGTAGGCTCCCGTGTATCTCCACACCCTTTGAGAAAGGTTCAATCCGCTTGTGCCTGTCTTTCTTGAAAAAAAGGCGTTCATGGCTTCTTGGTTGTGCTGAAAGTATTTTGCGAAGAATGGGTTTTCAATCGCACTATCACCAAACACCGCCTTAACAAGTTCGTCTGTATGCTCGTTTGATTTGAGCCATTCCCTTTCTACTCCCTTGCGTATGGTCTGATAGATACGGCTATACATATTGCGCAACATGGGCGTTACTTGCTCGCTATACCCATAATCAGCAAAGGAGAACGGCTTTCCGCTCTCCAAATCTGTATTCTTCACCAAGTTAATAATCTGCATCATCACATCACGGTACACTGCCCTAACATTGGCAGCATACCCCTCTGTACGCTTGAATAACTCGGCTTGCGCTTTCTTATAGTCTATCTTTGCCATTGGTCTTTACTTCTTGCTGAATTTGTCGCAAATATCCCTTTCAAGAAACTTGGAGTATTGGAAGAACTCGCAACGGCACAAAATCATGTGTCCGTCAAGTGCCTTGCTGTGTGGGTCGTATGAGTGTCGGCAATCCTTGCACGATAATCCTAATTCCTTTGGTGATTTCGTTTTCTTAGCCATTGAATAAATTTTTAATCAGTTCTTCTTTCGTGGGGAAACAAGCACTATCCAAGAAATACAAGTGCTGTGGGTTGTTGCGTGTGCCTGTATTGATATGCTCCACGTTACGCACGAATGTACGCAATGAGTTACGGAACACCTCAATGCCAGCAATGCGGAAACAATGCGGTCTATTGTTAAGCATAGTCCACACTTCATCACCTATGTTGTATTTGGTCTTTACTTCCATTATTCAGCCTCCCCGAACACGTCCATTTTGTTTAACTCCATTTGCTGTGCAAGTCTTTCGGCTTGCTCTGTCTTAATACGCTCCATTTCTGCCTTGCTGTCCTTTACAAGGTAGGACTTTTCAACATAGCTTTCAAGGCTCAATGCGCCATCGTTGTACTGCTTGGAAAGGTCGGCAAGCATTTCACTTACATCATCACCAAATGGTTCTTGGAACTCATGCCCCAAATCAAGCGCATCATATTCTGCCTTGTGTCGGTAGTCAAGCACGTTGCCCATTATGGCTTTCATCAACGAGGCGTGTCGGTTCATATACCCATCGTGCTTTTCCTTGTGTCGCTCTGCCTTAATGACTGCAAGCAACATCACTTTGCGTATAGCCTTTGCCGACAGGTTGCCGAGGCTTTTCATGTTGTCAAAGTCTATGTTTGGAGTGAACGACTTGGAAAGAATGTGCTTATCCAACCGCTCAAACTGATTTTTCTTGCTCTCGCTTGCCTGGTCCCATGTGAGGTAACGCACATCACCGCCATTTTTGAGGATAAAAAGTTTTGCCTCTTCCTCTGACTTGGGCAAAGAGTTAAGGATTTCAGCGGTTGCCACCATTGCGGGATTGGCGAAGCGGTCGTTTACATCCGCATCCACGCTTTCCATGTTTTCCTCACGCTCAATCATCGGCTGTACATCTGCGTGTTCTGGCTCTTGCTCAAACAGCAACACAGGTATCTTGCCTATCGGGTTTGCCATTCTCTGAACTTCCCAACCGACACTACCACGCTTGCACAGATAGATTGTATCTGCCGTATATACATCTATGTGGTGAATAGTTCTGTTGCCTTGCTCTGTGAGGTAGTAACCCCAAGCAAAGGCTTTAAGCCGTCCGTATTGGTCTTTAAGCGTGTATATATCATCGTTGTTTTTCTTGCTCAACACATTCAGCAAAAGCCGTGGCGTGTTGTCTGCATCCCTGTAAACGTGGTAGAGAATGGCAGCACAACCCTCCGCACCTGCTGCTCTCTTGGCTTCACGCACGGCACTGTCAAAGCGTGTTTGGCGCATCAGTTCTTGGTAGAAGTCAAATGCGTTGTCTGTGTTCTCTGACAATTGCGACCATTTAACAGGTCTGCCATACAGGAACACAAGGGCAATCTCATTGATGAATTTCTGATAGGGGATAGGTATTTTGTTGCGCTTGCTCCATCGTAGGAATTTGCCCTTTTTGTCGAACACAGCCCTGTCCTTGCGCTCCATTACCTTGTGAGTGCTCACCTCGTACTCCAACAGATTACGGCTCGCCACCTCTGAACGGCTACTAAGCATAGCAACCGCCCTTGTTACATCGCCAGCGGTTAGAAGTTCATCGAAACTTTGCTGATAACCAATAGCCGCCTTTAACTCGTTTGTGATAGTCTGAATTATGCCCATTGTATGATATTGTTATGTTAAACCTAAAATTCGCTCTATGTTATCGGGTATATCCACTTCATTGTAATCAAACCAACAGCGCATGAGAAACATATCTCGCCAGTCGGGAGAACAACCGATTTCCACCTTGATTTCCTCTTTCGGCTTTAGCTTCAGCTTGCCGTCACTGTCCGCTTTCCACGTTTGCAGTTGTTCAAGCTCTCTCGTTATTTGCTCCCTGTCGGCTTGGCTCACCAAATCCTCATCAATGCCTACTTCATGGGCGTTAATGTGTTCTGCGAGCTTATAACCGCATTGTGTCTGTAAGTTTTGGTAGTTCTCACCTTGCATAGCCGTGGAGTTATTGACAAAGCCGTTGCAATCGCAATTATCAACAACACCACCGCCCACACCATCCTCATCAACAATCACCCTGTGATTTGGTATTCGGTATTTCCTTTGCTTTGTGATTATCCATGTTTGAATGTCCGTTGTCTTGCTTATGGCAAAGCAAACCTTGTCAATGATGAAATACCCATCCCATACAGCCAAACGTGCATGGTCGGCACCAAAACGGGCAATATCCCCCGTAATGTAATGCTTGCCTGTACGCAAAGCCAGCTTGTTTCCGAATATGGCGCATATATCATCATGTGAGCATAGAGCGTTGGGGTTATCGTCATATTCCCAATCACCAAGAAATAGACGGGCAAACTTCACCTTGTCGGATGTCGTTTTCAAACCCTCTATATAGTCGGGGTCTATGAATGGGTTTTCCTGTACCAAACAAGCA